ATACGTGTAAACGTAATAAACGGAACCTGCCTTATTGATCAGAATCGGAGGAAGCTTCGGATTTGTCATTGATAGATCTCCATATATAATGATCTAGTCTAGCACAAAAAACCCTCGATTTCAACATTAACCTTATGTTTTATTGAGGATTTTTAAAATAATGAAGATCTAGAAACGCAAAACTTCAGTTACGATTGGCTCCTATCCAGCTTTGTACGTTGACGAGGCCAGACAAAAAGCGACGGAGCTTTTAGTTAAGCACGGTGACTCGAATCTTGCTCAGGTAAAAAGAGAGGAGAAAAGAAAGCAGCGTGAAATTCAGGCCGCTATACAAAGACATGATCCGACGATTGAAGAGCTGATTTCAAAATGGCTCGACTGGAAGGAGCTCAGAGGGGAATGGAAGGATTCTTTGCAGGCTAGATACAAGGCTCAGCAACGAATTCAGCGGCACATACTTCCAAACGGTGGAAAGTTGATAGTTTCTCAGGTCACTGCGGAGGACATAGCCGAACTATTAAATCCAATCTGGTTAGAGTTACCGGCAACAGCTGACATTTTGCTCAACTTAATGAAAAACTTTTTTGTCTGGGCAACAACCGTTGAGAAAGCTCGCAGTTCAAATCTCGTTAATCCAGCGGAGTGGCAATATTTAAAACCACTTCTTCCGTCCAAAAAACTCCGGAGAAAAGAGGAACACTATCCGTTTCTGGAAAAGGATCAGTTGCCGCCGTTTTTTGCTGCACTCCACAAGCGTGAGGGAGTGTCTCCACGTTGCACGGAGTTTGCAATATTGACATGTGTACGATCTTCTAACGCTCGTCTGGCACGTTGGGAGCAGATTGATTTTGAAAAAAGACTTTGGATTATTGATGAAGAAGAAATGAAGGTGTCGGCCAACGGACAGCACATTGTTCCGCTGTCTGACCAGGCAATGAGGATTTTGGAGAAGCAGCACGAACTGAGAAATATTGATGACGCGGGTTTTGTCTTTCCGTCGTCTCGTCGTTTCAGAGCGCCGCTGGGGAACACTGCGTTAAATACAGTGATTAAAGACTTGCATAATATTGAAGTGCTTGCTGGAAGGGAAGGGTGGATTGACAGACGCCAATCCGAAAAGAAAGGGAAGCCGATGATAGCTGTCCAGCATGCTATCAGCCGAGCTACTTTCGAGAGTTGGGCGCATTCAATTCATGCACCCGAACGTCCGATACAGTTGATTCTCCATCACGACATAGACCCTCGTTTGGGGAGCGCCTATGACCGTGAGGAGTCGATTGAAGACAAGAGAAAATTGCTCCAGAAGTGGGCTGATTTTTGTTTCTCTGAGATCTATGAGTAGGCATCATGCCGCCCCGGTGCGAGGCTGAGATTTAACCCAATTCTCCAAATCACGAGAGTCATAAACCTCAGTCTTGACATCTAATTTAAACGGTGCCGGGAAACCAGGCAGTTTTGAATATTTATAAAACGTCGGCAACGATACGCCGAGGAATTTAGCGGCCGATGTTTTACGCAAAAAAGAAAAGGGCAACGATGTTGCCCCAACTAATTCTTCTTTCGGATGTTTACGCGGTCTTCCCATTCCGACCTCCATCCAGTTTTTTATAGTTCAAGTTTTCAGTCATAGCTTGATACCTTTACTCCGTTATACGCACCATCCGGGCGCGTCATTAAGTTCTTTGTTTTGTTCCAGAATTTGATAATGAGTTTTGGGCTGTCTTTGACGATCTCTTCCATGACCGGAAGGAAGAAAGTGACGGCCTCTTGAATTGTTTTGAGCTCGTCCCCGGTCGGAACATAGAACTGAGCTTTGTTCTTGTACGTCCGGAGATATAACGATGTCAGACTATCTGAGAGAGCACACTGCAGCTCATTGGAAGAAATCAGATCTTCCTCACTCAAACGATCCTCCCCCAGTTCACTAAATGTCACGCCTGTCAGGTTGTTGAAATCTGCCAAAGCTCTCATATCATCTCGATCAAACTTGCCATAGGGCAATTTAAGTTCTACAGAGAAACCGACATTTGTCATCGTGTCGATAATCACATCAATTCGTTCTTCAGAAATGCGCGGAATCTCAATCCTTCGACACGTGAATTTTTTCCGAGGTTTCTTGTTCCTGGGCATTGTCAGAACCTCACGCGATCGTTGATGATCATGTCAGCAAACTCAACGTAGTAATCACTGTCAGGACGAGCGAATCTCACGTGAAAACGAAGCGTGTATTTGGTTCTGGATTCGTCTGTGATGCCGAGGGTTTTGAAAAACAGACAGTAGATTTGCTGTAATTTTTTCTCCGAGTACGGTGCCGTGGTGTCAGCGTGGATGACGATAGTTTTCGCCCAGTCGGGGATTTGAATATTTTCGGTTGTTTGCTTCAGGCTGATTCTAGTAATGTTCATTTTGCTTCTTCCTTGATTCTTGATAACTGGCGGTTGGCTTTTTCGTTCATTAGCCGAGTGATTTTTTCGTCATATTCCGGGGACTCAAGCAACAGATATTCCATTTGCCGTGACACTAAGAGAACGTCAGCTATTTCTTCGTCAGTTTTTTCCATAGCCTCAGCTCGTTTTTGGGCGATTGATTCACCGCCTTCACCGTTCTCTTGCTGAATCATGAGACCGACGTTCTTCAACGTAGCAGCGGCCAGTTCTGCGCCTTCTTCGGCCAGTTTGATGGCCTGAAGGTCCAGACCGTAATGGTTCGCAATAGCGTGTATCTTTTCTTGTAAATTCATTTGATGAGTCCTTGTTTTCTAAGCCGTTCTCTGACTTCCTGTTTGATCTTTTCTGATCGTTCGCGCCTTGCCTGTCGTTCTTCCGGTGTTAACGTCAATTCCTTGTAAGCATTGGTGATGGCCTTAGCGGCTGCTTCTCTTGTGATGGGGATTGGTTTCCCGTCGTCTGAGTAGCCTGTAGAGTGAATAAATGGACGCCAGGGATAGTCGTAGCATTCATCCATGTAGACATCAGAGGCTTCGCAAAAATAGGAGTTGAATGTCTGAGCCCAACATGCCATAGGAGGGCTCCAGTAGTTTCTGAACTCAACCCTGATTCGATACTTCCCGACCACCTGTTGGAAGACGGCTTCTGTAAATTCCATTGGTTCTGTCATTGTTTTATCCATAAAAAAAGAGCACCCGGGAAACGGATGCTCTGAGTTTTGATTTGTTCATTTAGTGCGGAACTTCGATAAGGATTGAATCGAAAGGAAGAGACATCTGAACGTCTTTTTGATACTCGTCCATTTTTAAAAGCATCACTTTCTTTTCATCTTTCCATTTGGCGAGAGAAGAGGCGCAGAAACTAATCTGCCGTTTTCGTTCGTCGAACTTTGCCTCCAGTCGTAGGGCCTTTTGGTACGTCGACAGGTTGATGTTCTGTAAAGCCTTTACCGCTGCTTCGAAGGCTTGAGCAAATCTGATTTGATATCGTTCTGCTCTTTTTCCGGATAACTTCATTGCCAAAATATTGAAGCCCGTTTGATTCATTCTGAATGCTGGGGACTCAATAAAGACATCCGGATTTTTAGGATGTGGACGGCTTGTGGTTGTCTCCTGAAAATATAGGAGACATAAAAGCTCCGAATTTCGAGCGATCAGGCCTCTAATAATCTGGAGCAAATTGTCATGACGGTATCCAAAATAATCCGCCACGACAGTTGACAGGACGGTGGGCACGCCATCAATAATTTCTAACGTCGGTGGCGGCAGAGTGGTTAATTCATTCATTTTGTATTCCCAATAAAAAAAGCCCCTCAAATTGAGGGGCGGAATGGTGTTTGTTGGTTTCTTGCCGTAATTGAGTTCTTTAGGTGTGAACTGTCAATGTACTATTGGAACTGTCTTTATAAAGTTGTTCCTTGTTTCGTAGCGGTAGGTTCCTTCTATAGTCGGCTTAGGAATGTTTACTTTAATCCCGTCATAGAAAGGCTTTTCTCTTTTAGCAAGTAGAGCTACATCTCCATAACAGTATTTGTCGTATTCTGAATCACATTCAAAGGCCAAAGCATTACCATCCGGCAAAACTTGAAAGACTCGATACGTTTTTATTTCATCTAACCAAACTGTCTGACCATCGATGACGGTACAACTAGTTAAAGTTAAAAAGCTTATGGGTAGCAGCAAAAGGAGTTTTTTCATTTTCACTGGGTGTTTGAACTGGTAAGAGGCTCATCCTCCTGAAAAAAGTTTAGCGACTTTCATGGCGATCTGTAAAGGAATTCTGATTTAACTGGATGCTTTTTACCTGTTTCTGCAGGTCACGCTGTTCGTCCAAAATCATCTTGAAAGCGAACCGGACATGCTTGCCCAAGAGGTAGAGCTGGTAGGAAAAGCAGGCCACGCAAACGCAGAAACAGCCCAATAAGAAAATGCTTTGAAAAGTTAAGGTCATTGTTTTAGTCCTAGATAGAAAATAAGCTCCTCGGTTTATTTCTTTATTCCCTTCAGAGTCGTTTCAACGGATTCCAGTCGCTTGATAACGTTGCTTAATAATCCGCAAATTCGTTGCGATGAGAAAAAAACAAGTCCGGAAAAACAGGCAATGCTGACGACCAGACACAAAATGTCGAAAACAAGTTCAGTGGTTGAAAAGTTCATTTAAGTACCTAAAGAGAAGAAAGCTCCTCGGTCCTAGAATTGAGATTGTCAAGAAATCAAATCTAAAACCAAGGAGCAAAAGTGGAATTATTTGTTCAAATTTTCATAGCAGTTGCGACGGGTTGTTCTGCAGTATTTATGTACGTAGAACTTTTGAAGAAGCGTCCCTTTGCACGTGCTGATGTTCTTGATCTCTCTGGATCAGAAATAAAAGGCTCTGATGCTGAGCGACTTCAAGCGGAAGGTTATTATCAATTGGTCGTTGAAATTCACGGAGGCCAATCAAACTGCCGAATATCACAGATCGAAATAAAAGGCGGACTCTTGGGAGAACTTCCAATGTTTTCTTTCGGGGAAGCAACTGAAAGCATAGAGTGCACGAGAAAAAAGATAGGCTTGAATATTGACTACGAAGCAGGAGAAAAACGAAACTTGTACTTTGCAGTTAAACCCACAGATAAAGAGAAAGGGACCTTGAAGATAACGCTCACATGTGACTCAATTTTTAGAATCCATACCGAGGCATCCTATCAAATGACCCAATATTTCTGAGTTAGACTCCTTTAAAGCCCTTCGCTTATTTTTTTTCAATTGAGCCTATAAATCTCACCGGCGCCGGTGAAATCCTTCCGGTGAAGCTATTGGCATAAAGGCGAAAATTGTCTTCTCCCGAAGCCGCCAGGTTCTTCCTTCGAAGAAATCAACGTCATAAAAATTGAAGCCCTCGTCTATGTACCTGAATATGCAGATTTGATCCTGCTGCGGCTTGAACCCCGGATAACCGAACCATCGCTCTTCAGGAAGGTATTCGTTTTCGATGTCATCGAACAAAGAAGGAGTTTGGTTGTTGCGGTCTTCCCAATATCTTTCATCCGGCGCCTGAGGATATTCGCTAAATTTGACCGGCAGGAAGCGGAAGAAATGGGTTGTATATGAAGACCTTGGGATCGGCTCCAGCACTGAGTAATACGTGATATCTACCAGATCTTCAAATTTCGGGGACCGCTTGATGGACATAACAATGCGATGTTCGGGAATTGAGCCTCCTGGGTAATTCTTCCAGCGGTCAACATAACTGATATCTGTCATTTTTAAAGGCCTGCGAAAAGAGGTTCGTTCCTGATGTCCATTAAAGCCTCCATAGCTTTCCTTTCTCGCTCAGCTTTCTCAGCAGCCCTCTTTTGACACCTGACCCTAAATTCTTCTGCTGAAAAATTCTTCTCGTTTGCACGGAATTGCTTGATGTCTTCGCATAATTTTTTGTCTTCTTCAGACAGCTCTGTCGGAACACCTAGGCTGAGTAAATACCGGACTGCTTCTCCTGGAGTCATTAGGTCGGTAAACTCTTCAATTCTTTTATTTAGTTCAGCCTCATCAACCTGAGATTTACCGGCGAAATATTCGGGCCGTTGTTGTAGTTCTTTCTTCTCAAATTCATCCGCAAACAGTGGAGCTGTCTTTTCAACTCTCGTTTGCATCCTCTTCCTTCTCATGGACGCTCGTTTTTCCTCGTCCATTTTTCTTTTTGGTTTGGGATGCTCGAAGTAGATGCCGATTGCCCAAGCGTTGATTCCCCAGTTGGAGGCAATTATCCAAGGAAGGGTTAACTCCTCCTCGAAGGGACTGCTGCATAAAATCTTCGGAAGGCCCGCAGGTCTCGGCTTGTAAGGATTCCTCCAGGTTACCGTGTACCTAAGCTCAGACACCGGTCGATCTTTCATGATGTCACCCAATAAAAAGGCCCTCCGAAGAGGGCTCGTTATTTTTCAACTTTGAACGTCACTGGCTCCCAGGCGTCGTAGGTCAATTCCTGTAAATCTCTCTTGGCATACTCGCCTTTGTAGAAATATCCGAAATCGCATCCGGGCATCGTCAATGTTGCGTAGTCTCCGCTTTTGTAGTGCCGGAGTAGAAAAATCCTTCCGTTGTAATGTGTTTTCTCAATGCACATCCTGCAGATAAAAAGGCTTCCGTCCGGATAATCATCAAATGGGATCGGCCCGGAGTGTGTCAGTGTGATTTCCATTTAGTCCCCCTTTTTTATATGGTTCTGGCAGTTCCTTGAATCCTTGTATTTGGGTCTGAATTTCTCCAACCCATTCGCCATCACAGCCAACGATTCCCCAGCGTCCAATACGGACCTCTGATCGCTCACCGATTTTTACCGTGATGAGGTATTCACCTTCCTCCGGAGGAAGGATCTCCGGGTAAGGATTCCAAGCATCTTGCTGGTAATCCTCGCAGAGAGAAAAGGCGGAAGAGTTGACTACGAAGGTCATCGATAAGAGTGGATTTACCTCTCTATAAAAACCGATAATCTCAGGAAACTCACGCCGATCAATGTCTGCATGGAAATTCTCGTCAATCTCTTTTTCGCTGAAGTTTCTTCTGAGAATGTTTGCAACCCTGAGGTCATTTGGTCTCCATTTCATTGCCATATTTGTTCTCCGTACCGGTAGGATCTGTCTGGGCTGTAATCGACATAACAGAACTGGCCCGGATAGGTAAGGCCCCGAGCAATTGCATTTACTAGTTCTGTTGTTTTTCCGTCGGCCGAAAGTCGCATGGCTTTTTTGATGATCTTTGTGGTTCCGTCATCCATAGCTGCTATGACACCAGCACAAATAGGATTGGCTGGAGCAGGTGTTGACCTTCTTGATTGTGGACGACAATGCAGAATGAAATCACACCACCTACAAAGTCCGTCTTTGACACACTGATTGTGGTCTTTCAGGTAGGCAGCGATCTTCACGGCTGTAGGTTCGTCCGCAAGAATGTACATCCTGTTTAAAAAGTCCATATAGGACGGCCATTTTTTATCTGTCCGGAAATCATCCCAGCAGGATTTAATTTCAATGCCGCAAAGCTCCATACCGTAGCCAATTCCCAGCACGTCTAGTCGGTGCTCATAACCGTTGCGGTAAGAGATTTCCGTATTCCAAACACCGCCGGAAACAAGATTTTCATTGAAAAATACATCTTTCTCTATCGCTTCTCGAAGTTCGTTACCCGGGTGAATACGATATTCAAACGTCCTGTGGATAGTGAATTGCGGGATTGCTTTGAAACCACGTTCGCCGAGGTAATTTTGTGCAATTTCGGTTAAAAGCCGTTCTTTTCTACCTCTTTCGGCTTGAGAGATATTGAGGATTGGATCTTCATCATTACACATCAATTTTCTCCCATCTCATCAATTCGGGGCCGGGAAAGGGAGTGTCAAAATCCATCGGATCACTGTTCGGTCCGCCAAAAACAAAGTCATCGTTCACATAAGTGAGGATTTCATAGAACTGCTCACCAGTTTCTGGATTGTTTAAAAGAACGATTATTTGATCCAGTTCATCAAAATGGTGATTTCGAGGATCGTCAGTGTTTTCAAGTTCTAGTTTCATTTGTTCGTCTCCGGTTGATATGGGGCGGGGAGGGATCTGAATGCAACGATGAGTCTGTCGTCATGGTCCTCCCAGGAGTAATCGATTCCTTCTTCAAACGAGCGTGTAAATGATCGTATAGCTAAATTTCCGTCTTCATCCTGCGTAAGCCACTTTTTCCCGTCAACCGGGGGCGTTACAGTCGGATATGGGTTCCAGTCGTTTTCTTGATACTCAGGAACGAATTCAACTAACTCTTTTTCGACTGTGATAGTTACACACAGACCTTTTTTGTTAACGGTAGATAATCGGAAGTAGTTATATAAATCGGTGTTTTTTTCAAATTCTTCATGAATTTCTTTATCCGTGAAGAATTGATTCACCTTCGCTTTTAATTCAGGGTCTTTAATCTTCCACATCGTTTTTCTCCTATACACAGCCGCCACAGCAGCCGTGAGGTACATTCTCGTTAATCATTTTGAGGAGCTCGGTTTTGTGTTCCAGTAGCTCTGGATGCTCTTTTAATAGAGGCCCGGAGAGATCGTCCCATGGACCCTCTTCAACATGCTCATTCCAGTGATCATCAAACCAAACATCACCGCCAGAGATCATGTCTACATAGCCTGCATATTGTTTGCCGTCTGCCTTAAATGTCAGCTTCCCCGCACACAGGTTTGGAAAGCAGCCGCTGTAATCGATGAATTCGAACTGCATATTGGCCTCAAAAGAGAAGCCCCGCTTTCGCAGGGCTCCTGGTTACTTATTTATCGCTAAATATGTTTTTAGTTCTGGGTCTTTGATTACCCACATAACCTGTTCCTTCTGTTGCGTTCCTGGACGTATTCAATGAGGTGATCTGGAATGAGATAGGAGCCAATTTCAGTAACTGCCATAATGTCCCCAAATTTTTTATTGTAGAGATCGATCAAAGACTGTCTCCTTCTGATTAACAACAGTCTCTCGCAGTTTATGGCGAAGTTGATCTTGTTCCCTTTTGTCCTAGTTTTCAGAATAGGAGGGCAAGCAGAAATCTCTTTCTCCAGCTTGGTTAATTCAGAAAATAATTTGTTTGACTGGAAAATAGCTTGATTCAGTTTTATTTCAAGTTTCACCAGCCTGACAAATTTCAAAACCTTGTCTTTTTCCCAATACTCTTTTTTCCCCAAGAATCGAGATTCTGGAAAGAAAGGGTTCTTTTTTATCTGCCAGAACTTTTTAGCAGGAAGCCCTAAGAGCTTGCAGAATTCATCTTTGTTATAGAGAGGTTGACGTTTATTCTTCATAGTTCTCTCCCAAGCCCTGCACTTGCAGGGCTCTTGGTTTAATGAATTGAGAAGGGAATACAGATCCTGATCATCGAGTACGCCTAGACTTATTTTCCAAAATCCTTCATTGGTTTTGACCAGTCTGCCGATTGCTGTGTCGTCTAATTTCACGACATACGATTTTTTGCCTTTAGATTGGAAATTAATTTCGCTCATAGTGTGATCTCTTGGGGACAAGTTGTCCCTATGAATAACTCTTTCCTTTAGCGGCTCGCATGCCTTCCAAATGCTCAAACAGCTTTATGACGCGTTTGACTTCTTCCTCAGCATCGAGTGGACAAGAAAAGTATTGGTTGTTTAGATGAGAGAATAAAAAGGCTCCAAGGTCTTTACCGTCAGACAGTGCGTAAAGGCTGTATTCCAGACAGAACGTAAATCCAAGGTCTCCGTAGTCTTTGATGAAGCCGATAACAAGGTTGTAACGTAGTTTTTTGCTTCTATACTCGACTCGAACCTTCCCATCAATAAGTTTGAATTTGAGTCCCATTTATTCCTCTTTTAGCCGCTAGTTGATCGTATGCGGCCCTAAATGTTGAGTACCAGTCGGAGTATTTGTATGCCAAGAAACGATCCCCGTTTTTTGACATATTTAGTTCTGAGGCATTCATCAGGGCTAGCATGCACTCTTCGAAAAACCGGAGAATGTGCTTGTGCAGTTCTTCTGTGATCTGATAGACGAATTCCCGCCGTTCATCACTGAAGTAGTCCTCCGACTCAATTCCTTTTTCGATGATTCTCAGGATTCCGTTTGCCCGGATGAAATCGGTAGGGCTGAGCGGATGATCTTCTCCAAAATCGACGCTGAACGCCGAGTACATGAGATCGAGGTCATCTTTGTTGTATTCGAATTGCTTCATCTCAGTGCGAATGAAAATAGACCGTTTCTGTCGTACCAAGCACGCACGTAGTGCTTTGCTTCTTTTAAAGTTTTGAACTCTCTGATTGGGGGAGCACAATTTACAAAGAAAATGCTTTTCCAGCCTTTGTGCTTCTTAAAAAGAAATCCGCATAAGATGCCACAATAAAAAACTCGGTATATCGTCGGGCGTCCAGGGAATGATTTTTCAAAAATAATAGTCTGCATATTGTTAGGCCCCTCGTCGGGGCCTCCCTTATTGATTTACTTGTGCTCTTCGGTCTGTTGCTGAGGTTCCTGTTCGATGACTTCGGCGTCCTGAATGTCCTTGAAATCGTCAACAGAAACGGCATTGATGTCGATTACGTCGTTCGGGTCGATCTTTTCCCCGGCTTCTCGTTTCGCGTCAACATTAGCCACCTGCAGAGCCTCAATTGAAACAGGCAAATATTTGAACAACCTGCGGATAACGGTCTTTTTGGCCATCTCTTCAAAGTAGTTGTTCCAGATGTTTTTGGACTTCGCTTTTGCTTTGACGGCCTCAACCTCAGCTCTGCTCATAACTTCGAATTGGTAGCCGCCACCGCGCAGGGTCGCAACTGCGTAGACAAAGGTGATCGGCTGTTTGTCGCGCCCGGCCTCTGGAGACGGAATATGATGGATGTCCGGATGAAGTCCAAGCTGATAATTAAAATCGTCACCTTCACGAACGGCATAAGCATTCAAAGACAATACTTGTCCGGATCGACGAGCTAAGTCAATCATCCCGCGATAGCCCAAAATCAACTGACATTCTTTACCGTACGGTACGAGGTACGCTTGACCCAGGGCCGAGCCCGGTTCTAATCCCAATTGAGCAGATTGCATCACAGCGCCCATAAACGACGCCTCGGTGGTGTTGAGAAGGGCAGGAGTTTTTCTAAGCTCTGTGGCAGCAATGCGAGCCAGGCGGTCTGCGTTCAAGTGTTTTGGAATAGCGAGCGCCAACTGTTTTTTGAACTGGTCTGATAAAACATGTTGGATAATTGCCGGTGCTTTCGTTTTTGGTTTGGCGACTGGAGCAGAAGGGGCGCCGACAGCGGCGGCGAGTTGGTCAGATGTAGACATAATTTAATTCCTATGAAAAAGCCCCTCGAATTGGAGGGGCTTTGGTTGATTAAGAGTTACGAGAAATAAGCCAGAGGCAAAAATAAAGCCCGCTTGTGCAGGCTTGGAGGGAATTTGGCTCGGTTGATCCGGCTCAACCGAGAAAGCCTTTTCTTGTTGCACCGTACTGTAGTGCTCGAAGCAAATATTACACAAAACCGCTCTTTTTATCAGTAGAAACCCTGCTCATTTTGTGTAGCCATCAACCTAAAAGGTTACGCGCACACACGCATGACGCGAGTGGAGCTCTCTTTTAGATAGTCAAAGTAATCATTCAGGTGTTCCTGTTTGAAAGAGTCTGAGTCGAAGCGCTTGGATGTCTGGGTCTTGTACGTCAAAACCTTCTTGCCGTCAAGCGTGAGAATCTCGTTGTCCTTCATGCTTATTGCAATTCTGGTTTTGAGCGCGTCCTGCTGCTTTTTAAGTTCCTTAATTTCACCAGCAATACGTGCATACTCACCATAATCAATAGCAAGCTCACCTTGAGCCTCCACAGCTTTTCCGTTACTTTTTCCATATAGCTGAAGTACGTCGTCAATGTTTATTGGGTCAGGCGGGATCTTTTTCAGAACGTTTTCGTTCCAGAAGCGGGAGCACTTTTCTTTGATCACTTGAAACACGTCCGGACGAGCATCTACCCAGTACATCCGGAAATCAGATCCTCCGATTAGAACCGCGAGATACATTCCTTTGAGCTTAAGAATGCCGCAGTACCACTGAATCTGAGTTTCGTAGTAAAGCGGAATTACGTGCTCTGTTCTCAGATTGTTTTGTTTAATCTCGAGCTCCTGGCTCGGGCCCCAAAGGTCAGCGGTAAAAGCGTTTGCCGTCTTAGCCTCAAAAGCGACATCCGTGTTAATAATGCGCTCGACGCCCGTGATATCGGCATACTTCTCAATTTCTTCGACCTTCAGGAGCGGTCGAATTTTTTTTGCAATCTCCGGATTGATAATCGCTCGGTCGATGTTTGCAATCGCCCAAGGAGTTTCCGGATCAGCGAACTGGTGGTTGACGTTTTGCAGTTTGAAACCGGTTCTAAGAGCGAACTCCTTTGCGACAACTTGCTCTAATGTCGTTCCCCAGTAAAGGGAAGAGGTCATTTCATGTTCCGGAGAGAGTCCAAGCTTATCGTTCCAGACGTCCAAAGGGGTCCTCCACGGGCTCAGCTGAAGAACAGCTGCTACATCAGAACCGCCGATACCCCGGCGCCGGCCTTCGAGCCATTGTTGTTTGTCTTTTGTCATGTCTATTCCTTGTGTGGTGAGTTAGTGAAATTAAAAAGTGCTGAAAATGGTGTTGGGAGCAGGGTTGACTTCAATTTTTCCCACTCTCGTTCGCGTTTCTTCCTCGTAGCTTGCTCTCGATATCGAGCGCGCTTTCTGGCGAGAATTTCTTCATGATCAGGAGAGTTATGTTGTTCTTTTTTCATAGATTCGCAAGCATTCCCGGGATAAAGAGCAGCAAAATGAGGACAGCGGCGAACAGGATGAAGGCGAAAGCAACTGCTAGAAAATTTTCACCGTCCTCGGTCTTTGCTTTCAAGACACGTCCGATCACTGTTAGTAACAAAACCCATGCGTAAGTGAATATTGCTAACTGGATTCCATTCATTCCTCTCATGATGATTTCTCCAAGAAAAAAGCCCCTTCGATGGGGCTTCTAGTAGTTATCTATGTGAAAAAGACAACAACAAAATAATTATTTGTTGCAGTTGATTATTGTCTCGATCACGTTATCGAGCTCCTTTCTCGTAGCTCTGAGATAAAAATTGATTGCTCTGAGTTGATCAACGTCTGAGCAGTCGTTTGCGTAAAATCCTGTAGAACGTAATCTGGTTATCACTTCTGTGATTTGTTCCTCAACGGTGTAAATTTTTTCTTTGGCACCTTGCAGCGCTAGGATTTTTTCAAAGTCTTCTTTTTTAATCTTTATCATTGGCGTTCCCTAATAAAAAAGACCACATTTCGGAGTCCCCCTAAGCTACAAAAATTGGAACTAACAAAGTTTGTGAAAAAGCCCGAGAGACTCTGAAAGGTGGTCTGAAGAAGTCCCCGTCTTTCCGGGGTGTCACCTCTGCGAGATAATTAATTTGCAAACTTTCAACTATCTCAATGGAGGAAAAGATGAATAAAGAATTCATTCAAAAGCTAATCATTGCTTTTGTTCAAAACGGCACGCTCAGCCTCCCTAAAATCAACCTCGGGGGAGGCCGTGATGCAAAAGAGGATCAGGCCGAAAAAGACCTTTTCGAGGCTCTAACCCGTATAGGCCGATTAGAAGAAAAGATGATCAAAGAATTTGAAGAAATTGATTTCGATCTGGAGCGAGCTGTTCAGATTATTCATGCTCGCCATAGTAATCGGAGCTGAAGCCGGCTGAACCTGCTGCCTTTTGATCATAGTGAAGTAATTGCTCAAGCAACTTGTTGGCTTCTAAAGCTTGGGATGACAGCTCATGGATTCTTTTGGCTCTATCTATGGCTGTCATATTGTTGTTCCTTTGAGTAAATTCAATGCAGGTCAACTTGCCATCAATAAAAACTTTCAGTAGTCCTTCCATTTCTTCTTTACTCATCGGAAGAGTGAGGCTCCCACAACAAAGGAGGCACAGTGCATCTTGTTCTTTAATGCTCATCGCTTTCTCCTATCCCGGTTCGTTATCTGAACTTTCCCTCAGCCAGGTTCATAAGGCGTTCGGACTCCTCGCTGAAAAAGCTATTTATTTCGTCAAGATTCTTTTGAAGAGACTCGTCCGCAAGCTGGCAATTTTTGAGCTCATACTCAAAATCGTTAATCAGTTCGGCAATCTGTTCAGCTTTCCCGGAACACTTCAGAGCGTCCTCAACGTCTGAGTAATCCCGTTTATCAATTACAAGTCTTTCCATTTTCATCTCCTTTGATGGTCAATTCATTCAGAAACCTCTTCTGCTGCCGTTCAGTGAACAGAAACAAGGGATTTGGCAGGGAAGGGGCTTTTGAATGAGCTATTAGAAAATTCCTAATAGCTCGAGGGTTGATTAAGCGGGACGTTCGCCAGCTTCGTACGCGGCGAGTACGTTTTCTAAATGCTGGATTGCTTCTTCTTTTTTCTTAAAGGTTTCCCAGCTAGTCTTGTTGTAAAGAAACATTTGAAGACCTTCAAGTTTGTCGCAACTCTGAAATGCCGAAAACGCCCATTCGTGACATCCTATTTTTAATAGATCACAAACGTATTCGCCTTTGTAAAACACTTTAAATTCATAGTTAAACGACGTGTACTCAGTTACTTTTTTACGTTCATACGTGGCTAACATGTTATCTCCTAGTAATTGATCTCTATAATCGGCTTAGACGGACTGGATCAAGCCGACCCAAGAGATCGGCTCCAGACGGAATGCAGTGTGAGAACACTGAGAAATGCGTCCCAGTGGCGGGCGCCGGATTGTGTCCTAGAGGCACGCCGGCGCTTTTGAATTTTCAACAGTACCGACGAAGGTAGTTGTAGATTTCATCGACTTCCCAACCGCGCCCAAACTCGCAGGCATAATCCCAACAGTTTCCATAGTCGAACTCATTTCGTTTGGCCAACTCGTCGCAATAAGCCTTGGCAGCTCTTTTCTGCTCCAGTAATTCGAGCCTTTGCTTTTTCGTTAATTTCTTCGGTTTTTCCATTTTTATCTCCTCAAAAAACAAAAACTCCCTCCGGAGTTGTGACACGCTAGGACGGATACATTCAGGAGAATCCGGAGGAAGTTTTTGTTTGCGCTCTACTGTTTCTCTTGCGAGAGCGCTTAGCTCACCCAGTTCACGAGACTGGGACGCCCGAGTTTCTGTTCTTGGTTTTGATTTCCTCATCTGGTTAGCTTCTCGGGACCTCAACGCAGTTTGCTGTTCTTGATACTGCGTGCATCTCAAATGCCTTTATTTGTCAGAGGTCTCTAGCTGAAAAGTGTTTCGTGGCTACCGTTTGCCTTACTCATTCACTTCACTGACTGCTGGTGTTCGATTGTTTGTCTTCGCGTGACCAGCACCGCCTGCATCGGCCGTTTCGAATTTTTTCGCTCACAGACCCTGCTTCTGTCTGCTGCGTCCGGGTTTAGTACTCCATGGCCCAGATTCTGGAATTGTAGGAATTAGAGGAACATTGTTTACCTGAGTTAATAAATCGATGAACAGATATTAACCTAGGTAAACTAAAAAGTAAAGTAAAACGTTTAGTATTTTTACTTAGATAAATTTTTTAGTAAAAAAAAGACCACACGAACGGCAACAAAAAAGCTGCTCTCGCGGCAATAAAAAACCGCCCGGAGGCGGCTTAGACAAATTGTTTTATTGATCTATTTATTGGAAATTTTCTTTTTCTTTTCCAACTCTCTTTCTAAAGCCTTTACGCTTTTAGATGGGGTTGGAAGGTCTTCTGGCATTGTTCCCCCGAGGTCTTTAATCGTTTTCCGTACTGCTGCTCCGACCTCATAGTGCGTTCTGTTGGCATTTTCTTTGCCAGTAATATTTTCACGCCGAAGCTTTGCTTCTGTTTGAGTGGCACGAAAGAGGTTTGCTGCTAATTCTTCATAATCCATGTAATCAAGAATTTTCTGACTTTGTTTTAACTTCTTTCTTTTATGAATGTCTTGTTGTCCGAGACCTCCATAAAGCCCCCGATAACCATGATTCTGGAAAATTGCATAATCTTTAGGTTCTGTAATTCCGGCATCATGAGCAGCGCTACTGAGATGCTTATTGTGGTCAGATAATTGATGTCTTAGGTGGACTCTTTTTTCTTCATCAGATAGCGCTTCAAATTTTTCTTGGTCGCTTAATTCTTGTCTTCGAGTTTGAATTGCGAAGTAGGTTTGTCCCATGGCAATGATGGGTTTGGAGGGATCACCATTTTGCACGATGAGGTAACATGCATACCTCGAAAGCGCAATGTCTTTTATGCTTCTTTCCGCATTAGATCCTAGAGAGACCATCTTATCCACAAGGTTAAAATGGTCTCCCACAGGTATTCCAGCGGTTCTGCAAGCGGTGACCGCTTTTTTAATCACGGGTTCAAATTTTTGCCAAGAGGAGTAGCCAAGTAATTTCCATAAGTCTCTTGCATACCAAAATTCCCGCCTTTCTTCATCAAACTGTTTGATTTCATCGAAATCCGCATTGGCGACATCTACAGTTAATTCTTCTGCCATTTTTCTTTCCTGCTCTCAGTTATTGGTTGTGGTGACGTTGTTGGACTTTCCAATATCCACTTAAATCGGTTTGTATCTTGTTGAAATCTCCAATAGGAACGTTGTTTCTGGGTATTTATATTTTTAGGTGTATCTTCGGGCTGAGTAAACGGAGCCGGAGCGTTCAATGACCTCACCAATAATTTGAACTTGTTCTGTGTCTTCCGGCTTAATAGTTTCATCCTGAAAATTTGGATTTTCTGAATGAACCATTATTGAGCCGTCAATCTTTCTATAGAGTCTTTTAACGCGTAAAGCATCTCCATAAACAAAGGCATAAATTCGACCATCTATAATCTCAGTTTTCGAGCAGTCGACCAAGACGACATCGTGGTCGAGCAAAAGAGGTTCCATAGAGTCCCCCTTTACTTTGAACCGTTTGCAGTCTTCTGGGTTGATGTTTTTTCGCTGGAACCAAGAACGGCGATAAGCGGCTTTATATTCAGAAGCAAGTTCTTCTAACGTTGAATTTTGTTCAAATCCTGCCGCAAACCTAATTTTGTATTCGGGAATTTCTACCCAATCGTCGTCATCACAAACTTCTTCCGTCACCAGAACATTTGGGGACTTCATTGGTCCGTTACCGGTTGCTAACCACGTTGAAGAAACGCCAAGCAATTTGGCAACCTTGGGAAGATAAATAGATTTGATGCTTTTCGACTTGCCAGTAAACCAATCAGAAACCGAGGCCGGAGAGATCGAACATAACCTAGCGATGTCACTTTTCTTTAAACCGGAATCACTTAACGCCAAGGTTAAACGCTCTGCCAATGTTGTTTTTTCGTTCATTTCAAATGTCCACGAGCTTCAAACTTTTGATTACCCGTCCGATGATGCGGACCTCAATATCAGAATCAAGGCTGATTTCAATGTCCTTATATGCTTTATTCGTTGATAGGAGTGCGATCTTCTTACCTATTAGTTTTTGTACTCGTTTGATATAGGCTTCTCCATCAACCACTAACAGGTATATACCATCCCTTAAGGTTTCTTTGTCTGTTATGTCAATGAACACGGCGTCCCCGTCACGGATCTCTGGCTCCATGGAGTCACCAAGCGCAGTGATGATCTTCACGTCTCTTGGGTTGTAGAAAGAAAAGTTCCGAGAGAACCACGCTGGAGTAACTTGAAGGGTCTTGATTTCCGGATAGTCCTCGAAATTCATCACTCCGACACCGCAAGAGCCATAAAAGTCAACTTGTTGGATGGAGACCATGTTGGCAGCAGGCATGGTTTTGTCGTTGATTGATCCGATGCCTTTCATGAGCCATTCTGTGGTGATATCCAAGAATGAACAAACTGCAAAAACGTCATCGAATTTCGGCCTTGAGACATCGCCATCGATCCATTTTTTGATTCCGGCAGGTGTGATGCCGGTTGCCTTTGATATGTCCGCCGGAGATTTTCCGCGCAACGCTAAAGCCTCATTTAAGCGGTCTGTCCACGTTTTTTGAGAGTCATTCGTTCTCATACGTTCCTCCGTCTGTGTGAGATAAATTTAACCTAAGTTAACACCGAATTGGTTTACCTAGGTAAATTTTTAAGTTAATATATAAGCGTTAATTTTTAACCTAAGTAAAATCATGAAAAAACTTGAAGAGCAGGTTTTTGATGAACTTCTGGGTGAGTTCAAACGGAAGTCTGTAATTGCAAAGACCTTTGGGTTAAGTGCAGCCGCCGTCACTAAGTGGTCGAAGAACGGTGTTCCTCTTGGGAGACTTCCTTACCTTCGTCTCGCGTTCCCACATTTCAAAGCTTGGAAAAAATCCAAATAGGGGGCAACTATGGCGATCTATAGAAAGATCGACTGCCGCATCAGCAACGATAAGAAGTTTAGAGAATTGTCGGTAGAGGGAAAGCTGGCTTGGTACACAATCCTAAGTCGACGGGACCTTGCGCCTATTGGTGCATTCAAAGCATCGTTTGAATCTCTGGCAATCGAGCAAAGAGGCAACGAATATCTAAACAAAGGGTTTGAGAAAGCCTTTGGAGAAGCCTTTCTTGAAGCCTTGTACGAACTCTCTTCAAAGGGTTTAATAAAGTACGATCCGGAAGCTTTTTTGATCTATGTTCCGAACTTTTTGCGCTTCAATTTTCCAGAAAATCCCAATGTCGTTAAATCATGGAACAGCGTTCTGGACTCTCTTCCTGAATGCGACCTAACTAATTACGCTCTTGCAAAGTCGACTGAAATTATTCTTAATAGTCAAAAAGATAGTTTCTTCAAAGCATTGCCTAAAGAGTTTGTGGAAGCCTTTGAGAAAGGCTATGGCAAAGGCTTTCAGGAAGACTTCGGGAAGGGTTTGGCAAAACAAGAACAAGAGCAAGAACAAGAACATATAAGAAAAGAAAATATAAAAGAAAAAAATCCGCCGACAACTTCTGGGCTTGAAAACCAATCCGAAGATGAACTTCCTTTCTCGGAACCAGAGAGTCAAACAGTTTCCAAAACGGAAACAGTTGAGAAAAAAGCAAAACGGAAATCAAAGGCTAAACAACCGTGTCCTTTTAACGACGGAGACGCTATCCCGGAAGATTTTGTGAAAGTAGCTGAGCAATACCACATTGCCAATCCTCAGCTGCTCTTCCAAAAGATGATTTCGTACTGCAAATCAAACGGGAAAGAGTACGTCGACTACAAGGCAGCTTTCCGAACATTCTGCATACAAGATCAGGAAAGGAATCACGGAAAACAAAGCTCTGGAACCAACAGCAACAACTCAGCACCTATGCCCTATGAGCCCCCGGGCGGTTTTACGGAGGACTACTACAGGAAGGGCTGCAAATTCGATGACAAGGGGAACATTCTGCTATGACAACATTCGTATCAATCGGGAGCCTGACTGGTTCCATCCATCCGTCTCTTTCCGGAGTTTTAACTAAGCGAAAAACGGTTCTTAACTGTCCTATCCATGGGGATTATGAGGCCGAAGGAATCTATCTCGGTTCCATCCTCAAGACTCAAACAAAGTGCCCGCAGTGCGAAGAAGACCAACGGGAAGCAAGAGAAGCTGTTGAAGCTGTAATGAGGCAAGAGGCAACCAAGAAAGAGGTTGAGGAGCGCGTTGCAAAGTCTCGAGTGCCGCTCGAGTACAGAAGCAAATCCTTTGACAGTTTTCGGGTTCTCAATGCTGAACAAGGCAAGGCCCTTGAGCTATCAAAACGTTTCGTTCGAGGCTGGGAGAAAGCAAAGGCCGGAGGCTATGGCTTGCTCTTCCTTGGGAGCTGTGGGACTGGCAAAACCCATCTTGCTTGTTCAATCGTGTCAGCTCTCATCGCTAACCACCAGTTTCTGTTCCCGAAGTATTACCGAACATCCGAGATTTTCTCGGCAGTTCGAAAAAGTTACGTTCCGGGCTCCCAGACAAGCGAGGACGAAGTTCTCAACTACTTCTCTGGAATCGAACTGCTCGTTATCGATGAGGTCGGAGTTCAGAAAGGCTCCGACGCAGAAAGAAGGATCTTGTTTTCGATTCTGGATACTCGCATGACCTCCAACAAGCCAACCATCCTGATGAGCAATCTCAGTGCTGAGGGATTGTGCTCTCTGCTCGGTGATCGTCTCTATGACCGTGTTCGCTCCAAATGCGTTCCGGCGCTGTTTGTAGGTCAGTCCATGAGAAAGCCGGCAACACCTGATTTATTCGACTGAGGTGCGAGATGTCAGAGAGTGCATGGCAGCTATTGATGATCATCCTGGCGCCGGTGGTCTTCGTGAATTTGGTGCTGTTCGGGCTGCTTGTCCGGGCGGCCTTTGAAATCCGAAAGGAGAAAAAGAATGCAAATTGACCGAATAAAGGGAGTGGAAGTCGTACGTTGGACTGACGAGGAACGCCGGAACCTCTACGGTGAATCCATATCTGACTGGTTCAATTGGGTTAGTGAATGTGCTGACCCGGATGAAGCCAGGAAGGCGACCCTTAAGGCCTGGGGCTTGTTGAAGCGCAACGCTGATTTAACCGGAGAACAGTCGAGCCAGGAGGATACGAAACATGGATGCTAGTGCTGCTTTCGTCCTTTTTTGCTTGGTTTTAATCGTCATGATTCTGAAGGGCTGAGCATGGACATTCTTGGATATTTTTGTGTGTACGGGCTTGGATGCTGTGTGATCGGTTGCTATTTAGCTGGGAATGAAATGAACTTTGATTTTCTTAATTTCTTCGCTCTGGTAGGTCTATCCGGGGGAGTATTAAGCCTTATCGACTTTGCATGGTTCGCCTACTCGGGATCGAACATTGATTACAGCTTGAAGATTTTAGGGATGGTTATTGCTGTCGATTTCGTTTGTGCTTTCCGGAGGAAGTCTGAATGAGCGGGTGCTGCCTCTACTGCATTCATGCTCAGGCTTACTGGATAGGGCCCGACGGAAAGAAGCATCTGCCTCCAAAACAGTCTTTTGGAGACATGAACATCTACTGCCACCATCCTGACAAAGGCGCTGGCATCGAGTGCTATCCGGTCTCGTTTGCTCGATGCAGGGTATTTGAACAAGCGGGAGACGAGCAAATTCAACGCAGGAGAGACTTCTTCTCTCAGTTTGAGCGTTGGCCTTCACACGCTCAGATCATCGCTCAACGGAACTCTAATGTTCTGGAAACAGCATCAAAGAATTCAATCAAACAACACAAACCCAATCAGGAGGGATAAATGAAAAGGTTTTTACAAGCAAAAGGCAGGCTCAAGGTCGGTGAAATGAACCGAACCGAGGCCGCTTATCGGGACTACTTGGAGCAACAGAAAAACGCCGGGTTAATCCTCAAATATTGGTTCGAGCGCTTCACGTGGAAGATTGCCTCAAACCGATGCTCGTACACGCCTGATTTTTTGGTCATGCGTCCTGATAAAACGCTAGAACTGCATGAGGTCAAGGGATCTCTAAAAATCTTCCAAGAAGATGCAAAAGTGAAGTGCAAAGTGTGCGCTGATGAGTGCCCGATTCCGCTGTTCATCGTCACACCTAAACCGAAGAAAGAGGGAGGGGGATGGAATGTATTGGCCTACTAGCACTGAAGGTTATGTTTTCTGGATGATCAATTGCTACGTCGCGATATTTGTCTTCCTTTGGATCTTTAAATGGATTACGGATTATTTAGAACGCCGCGACAAACTCAGAAAAAAGGTTGAGTTATGGGGGCTATCAGCTCTCGGGATTGTTTATCTCTACTGCATGTTTAGCTACGTGAGGACTCTTGGATGACAGAAACAGAACAAAAACTCATTGATGATCTCAGACCTCGTTTGGACAATTGGCGCCGGGCATATCGTGATCGTGTTGTCAAAAACGTCTCAATTGCCTACGCAGTAGAGAGAGCTCTCGCATTGACGAGAAACAAGACGGATTTTTCTGAAGATTATTCCGGTCCGGAAGATCGATCTGATGATTTTGGAATGAATGTTGACCAAAGAGATGCAGACTTGCTCAACTTGGTTTGGCAATACCTGGATGTGCCAGGGGCCGAATTTTTGACGATTGGAGAAGGTGGACTAAACGTTAAGACGGCGAAAAACATCATCCTCCTTTATGTGTTTTCCAATAATTATGCTCTGCGTAGAGCTGGGCGGAAAATCTGGAAAGTGAAGGATATAAAACTAGAAGGTTGGATTAAGGAATCTTTGGTTTTCTTTGCCCTTAGGCTCAGAGCCTATGAAGCAGCAAAGGATAAAGCAGAAAAACAATAAGGGAAAACAGTGCGAATGTCTCAGGTAAAGATGGGATATTCGCCGGATTATTTCTCAACCTGCCCTGATAAAATTTAAAAATTACATACAAACCCTAGGAGATCAAAAATGAATAAAAAATCCCTTTCTGTCCTGGTTGGACTGACTGCTCTTCTATTGGCTGGATGCAAATCTGAAATCACGATGCCAGTCACATACTCAGAAGTTTTTGGCGCTCCGGTCATTAAGAATGCCCGATTGGATATTGAAGTTCCGGCATGCAAAGAATACAAGAGCGACCTAGAAAGTTCTTCTGTCTTAGAGGCCAAGCAAAAAATTAACTACGTTTTCCCAAATGCCACTTATTTGGGGTGCAAGAGAGGAAGTGGAATAGACACTTTTGCCCAGTTTCAACTTCCATTTAAAGTGGGCGGTATTGGGCTGAAAGATTGCAATGCCAATGAGATTTGCGTCGGTTCCTCTCAAAACAATCAGTTTATGAATGTTTTTATTGGAAAAGACATAAAAACCAAGATTGATGAGTTATCGCGATCAGCCACGATTTATGGTCCGAAGGATGTGAAAGTACGGTTAGTTTTTAAGAACGATACAAATCAGGCCCTCGGAATCGATTACATAAGTCTCTTCTTGAGTGATGGAAAAGAAACCATTCCAGTGCATAACGTGAAGAATGCCAAGTTTAATTCTGGGTTGGCCGCGTATATGACATTGAGTGACGTTGCCTCTGCCTCATTGCTCCGGAGGGGCGTGGTTAGTGTTACGAGATTCCCGGATAGAGAATTAAAGGAAGTGCAAGCACCAGCTAAGAAATAGCATTTATTGCAATGGGTGTCTCGGTGTGGTATTGTCAATAAGACAATTTCAAGCCTGTGATACTCAGGCGCCGATAGGCTTAATCTGAACGGGTTCCTTGCGGAGGAGCCCGTGTGTCCAAAGAAAAGAGGATGCAATGACTAAGCCGATCGATTACATGAGAGCCCCGATTTTGGGGCTTTTTGTTTTTCGGCCGTTCGCTCAATCTTCGATTGTCCTCCCGTACTCCAAAATCGAATTATTAAAGAACAGGCGGACGGCCAACATCTCAGCGGTTTCATTGACCTCAATGATTATCGACAACCGCCAGCCTCTCGGTGGGCTTAAGCACCGAGCCATTTACAACATCCAGCAAGCCTAGATTCTCAACGAGAAGATGCTCACTCCGCTGGATTTCTAATTCTCCTGACGAGAATGGCGGAGAAAACCGCCTTAACAAACTATCTCCTTGGGGTTGGTTGGAGTGCGCTCGGCTGAAAATGCTGGGCGCACCTTTTTAAAGCTATGAAAGAATCTGAACTCAAAATTCTCTACAGGCCGGTTAATGACTTGATTCCGTATGCAAACAATGCCCGGACGCATTCTGAAGAACAGGTGAATCAAATCGCCAGTTCGATCAAGGAATTTGGGTTCAACAATCCTATCTTGGTTGATGATCAGGGCGGAGTGATTGCCGGACATGGACGCTTGAAGGCGGCTAAGAAACTCGGGCTGAAGGTAATACCGACAATTGAATTAACCGGATTGTCTGAGGCTCAGAAGAAGGCTTTCATCCTTGCAGACAACCGAATTGCTCTTAATTCTGGTTGGGATATTGATCTCTTGAGAATTGAGCTGCAGGAATTGCAGGATACAGATTTAGCGACGGTCACTGGTTTCTCAGACGAAGAGTTGAATGCTTTGTTGTGTGGAACTACAGAAGCAACTGAAGAAGTGGAAGAACCGGAAAAAGAGGAGCCCGAGGCAGACAGCTTTAATCTGACGCTCTCAATTCCGATCGAGTACAAAGATCAGGTTCAGGATTTCGTTAAAAGTTTCGGATCCGAGGATTTAATTCAGAAGATCATCGATATGACCAGTTAACTACAGGCAGGTTGAAGGCATGGAAGAAAAAGTTCAAAAGAAGCGGACTCGTCCACGCATTCAGATTGATCTGGAGAAGGTTGAACAACTGGCTCAGGTTTGTGACAACGAGGAAGAGATTGCTCTCGCGCTCGGGATTAGTTATCGAACCTTGAGAAATCGAAAAAAAGATTTTGCCAATTTTGCCACCGCCATAAAAAAGGGAAAGGCTAAGGCCAACGCCTTTGTTGGTGGCAAGTTGATGGCTCTCATCCGAGAGGGAAATCCGGCAGCGACCATTTTTTACATGAAGAGTCGCTGTGGGTGGAAAGAGACTGACCGTAAGGAAATTACCGGCAAAGATGGAGAGCCGGTCAAGGTCGATAAAGTTAACCAGCTGGATCTAAGCAAGCTCACCTTGGAACAGTTAGACGCGCTGGAGGGTATTGTGAATGCGGCTTCCAACGATAAAGGAGATCAGGATAGCTAAGGCCCGTAAATCGCTTGCACATTTCACTACGTACACTAAGCCCGATTACCTAATGGGATGGGTACATAAGGAAATTTGTGACATGCTCGACGAGTTTCTAGAAGCTGTTAAAGAGAAGAAGTCTCCGAGGCTGATAATTACTTTACCCCCTCGTTCGGGTAAGAGTGAGCTTGTTTCGCGCCGTTTCCCTGCCTATTCCTTCGGGCGTTTTCCCGATCTTCAGATTATCGCTACATCCTACAGCTCGGATTTATCACAACGTTTTAATCGTGACGTTCAGCGGATTATCGATGATGAAAAATATCTAGAGGTATTCCCGGGAACAACGCTAAATGGCTCGCGAGTCCGTCCGGACTCGCGAGGGTCGTACATTCGGACATCCGATTTATTTGAGATTGTCGGTCATGCCGGCGCCTATCGCTCATGCGGCGTCGGAGGCGGTATTACGGGCCAAGGCGCAGACTGCCTACTCATTGATGACCCCGTGAAAGATCGCGCAGAGGCGAATAGTGCCACGGTGCGACAGTCTATTTGGGACTGGTACACATCTACGGCGTATACACGCTTGTCTCCGGGCGGTGGTGTGATCGTCATGGCTACGAGGTGGCACTTAGACGATCTCATTGGGCGCCTTATTGAAAACATGGAGAACGGACAGGGCGATACTTTTACGGTCATCAACTATCCTGCGATTGCTGAGCATGATGAAATCCATAGGCGGAAAGGCGAGGCGCTGCACCCTGAGCGTTATTCGTTAGATCAGCTTAAAAAGATTCAGAAAACAGTCGGTTCGAGAGATTGGGCTGCACTGTATCAGCAGCATCCGGTTCCCGATGGCGGTGCTTTATTCAAGCTCGAGTGGTTTAGAAGATGGACAGCAACAAGCCTTCCGCCAGAGTTTGACCATACGCTCATGTCGTGGGATATGACGTTCAAGGATTCCAAAAACTCCGACTATGTGGTCGGTCAAGTGTGGGGCAAAAAAGGACCGAATTTTTACCTGCTTGATCAAGTACGGGGCCAATGGGATTTTGTGAAGACAAAAGAGATGGTCCGAGTTCTTGCCCATAAGTGGCCGCGTGTTGTCCGGAAGCTGGTTGAAGATAAGGCGAACGGATCGGCGGTGATCTCTGAGCTGAAATCTACGGTTTCGGGATTTGTTCCGATAACGCCCACTGAATCGAAAGAGGCCCGGGCATCGTCCGTCACTCCTTATTTTGAGGCAGGGAATGTTTTTATTCCGGAAGACAGTGCAGCGCCTTGGGTGCCGCATTACGTCAGTGAGTTGCTTGAGTTTCCTGCAGGTTCTCACGATGACCAGGTGGACAGCACAACTCAGGCATTGAACTATTTCCGCAACGGCTCAGGCGTCATTCTGACCCGAGAGCAGATGCAGCAGGCACGTTTTAGATTTTGAAAATCATGAATCAACTGGACGAAAACAAACGCCGAAAGATCAATCAAGAGATCCTCGACGCGGCAGGCTCTCGCTTCGTGCCTCCTAGAACATCGTTCTCTTCGGAAGATGCTAAAGCGCTCTTTTATCCTCCGATCACTTTGAACACCAAAGAGCCGGAGAAAGAGGAGTCTCGCTTCACGAACGATGCCGCGATTGGCTCGAGTTTCAACGCGTACTATGCATCTTTGACACAGCACGCTTTGGACCTAGGACAGTTCCCGATGACATCGTTTGTCGGTTACGGTGTCCTTCAGAATATCGCCCAAAACGGCATGATCCGCACCTGTATTCAGACTGTCGCGGATGATATGTGCCGGGAATGGATTCAGGTAGAGGGCGGTGAAGACGAATCGGCGGATAACGTTAAGCAGCTCCAAGATCTGCAGGAGAACAAGTATCGACTGAGACGGCTTTTTAATGAAGCCCTGAGCCTCGTCGGCTTCATGGGAGGATGCTTCATTTTCGTTGACACAGGAGTCGAAGGAGAGGCTCTAAAGCTCCCTCTTAATTTCTCTGACAAATCAGCAGAACTGGTTGGCGAGGATAAGTCGGTCAAATTTATTGTCATTGATCCGGTAAATGTCTCGCCTGGTTTTTACAACGCCAACCAGCCGCTCAAAGATGATTACCTTAAGCCAAAGTCTTGGTTTGTTTTTGGGCAAGAGGTGCATGCATCTCGTCTTATTCGACTGGTTGACAATGAGCCCCCTTTACTTCTGAGGCCAGCCTATAACTTCCTTGGAATCCCACAGGCTCAGATCTTATGGGACTATGTGCTGCACTGGAACAAGGCCAGAGAAACGGGCGTCAGCATTCTGGAGAAACTCAACCTCACGGTATTCAAAACAAATTTTGCTGAGGCTTTTGAAGCTGGCGGGATTGAGCAGTTAGACGCGAAGATGATGCTCTTACAGCGTTATCGCTCTAATGAGGCCATTTTTGCCTGTGATTCTTCCGAGGATCTGCAGAACATCACACTGACGATCTCAGGAGTTGAAGGCATTATTCGTCAAGCTCTGGAATTCATTGCGGCCATTAACCGTACACCGGCGGTCAAGCTGCTCGGAATCTCTCCGAGCGGTTTCAACGCTACCGGTCAGAGCGACATCCGGAATTACTACGACCATATCAAATCAAAACAAGAGCTCAATCGAGACGCAATTCAAACTGTCTTGAAAGCTATCCAGTTGGTGGAATTTGGACACGTTGATCAGTCCATTACATTCAAATTCAACGAACTTGGAGAGGCAGATGCCGCGGCCACAGCAATCACGGCCAAGACGAAGGTCGACATGTTGGCTGTTCTGCAGGACCGCAATGTTCTGAGTGCTGAAGAGGTCCGTGAGTTTGTCCGACGCGATTCCGATATGGGTTTGGACTTCATTCCGGAAGAATTGCCGGAAGGGATGGAGGGAGAGCTCATGACCGATGATCCCAGTCAGCAGAATGAGCTGATGAACAACTTCCTGAAACAGCGCTCGGCCGAGAACGTGGCGCCGGCGCCGAAGGTTGATGAAGACAAAGCTGGAGAGATTTTCTAATGAAGACTGCTCGTGCTGTTCAGCCGAATCTAGGCAGACAGGCAAAGTTCAAAAAGAAGCTCGACACCTTCTTGCGGTCCTTTAGAAATAGGATTCTCAACGAGATTCTCCTTTATCTGTCCGATGCTGGAGGATTGACCGAGGACGCTTCCTTAACGTTCCGTCCGGACGATCCTCTCGATCGCGCACGGCTGCGGAATATCAAGGAACGAATTAACCGCTTGGTTCTTCGTGATCCAGATAGATTCCGTCGCAATGTTGATGACTTCATAGCCCGTAACATGGGCAACTGGATAAGAACGGCGGATCGGGAAACACGCCAGATTGCTGAGTGGTACGTGAAAAACCTTGCCGCCGATGTCTCGACAGCTCAAAAGGCATCGCTCAAGGCGGCGGGCATTCCTGATTCCGTTTTTGCTTATGAGATGAGGCAGACGCGCAAGCACTTCTTCATCACGCCTCAGGCAATAAATGAACTACCGGGAATGGTCGCCGACACGACGAGCCTCATCAGCAACATCACAACATCCGAGCTGACAAATATTCGCTCTGCCTTTATGGATGCTTACGAAGGTCATGGCACGTATTCGCAGATTGTGGAAGCCCTTGGACGATCTTCTTCATTTACGGCTCAACGAGCTCAGCGTGTGGCAATTGACCAAACGCTGAAACTGAATCAGCAGATTCAGCAGGCCAACTGCAAAGGTTTAGGGATTACTCGCGGGGTTTGGATTCATGTCCCTGGCAAGTACACCAGTCGAGAAAGCCACATTGAGATGAACGGAAAAGAGTTTGATCTTTCTAAAGGCCTGTACGACAAGGAGGTCGGTCGGAACGTGATGCCCGGTGAGCTTTATTGGTGCAGATGCCAGTTCAGAAGCATCCTTCCGGATTAAACATTTTCGAGGTTATTACTGTGGGAAATCTAAAACGCACGGTTGCAATTGATTCTGTGAGTGTTCGATCTGTGGACGACAACGGTTTCCTCCATGTCCAAAAGTCTCCGCTGACAAGAGTTCAAGTTGCTCCGTATTACGGGAAAGAGATTGCAGGCTGGCGAGAGCTCGGATTAGACCCTGAACAGATCTATCACGCCTATCGACCGCCTGAAGAACTTAGTTCTCCCGAAACTATTCAATCAATTAACGGTATCCCGATTCATCTGGAGCATCACGATGATCACGGAGCCCCCGAGAACAAACAAACCCGTGTGGGTACTACCGGAACGGACGGAGCTTTTGAGGCTCCGTTTTTAGTTAACTCTCTACATATTTACGACCAGGACGCACGCAGCAGGATCGAGGACGGTTCAATGCGTGAGTTGAGCCTGGCATATACGTTCGAGCCCGACTTCACGCCGGGAGAGACACCTGATGGAGAGAAATACGACTATGTGCAACGCCGGATCAGAGCGAACCATCTGGCGCTTGTGGAAACTGGGCGCGCTGGGCCTGAGGTAAGAGTTCGCGATTCTAATAAGGACTTTCTCAATATGGAAAAAGATGACGCTGTTGAGCAGGCTGAAGTGACGTTAGCAAAGGCGATTATCGATTTGCATTCCGTTGATCCCAACGGAAAAATCGTTGACGGCGCTCAAGATGATGACAAAGACGCGATGATTCAAAAAATCATCGAAGGACTGAAGGCAAAAGGCCTGACGGACGAAGAAGCTGAAAAGCTTAAGACAACTCTGTCTGACCTGGCTTACTCTCAGGCTACAGGAGACGAAGATCCCAAGCCTGATGATCAAAAAGAGGCACAGGACGACGATCCGGAGCTCGATGAAAAAATGAAGGATCCGAACTTCAAGGCTGGTTTTGAAGCTGGCGTCCTTTATGGCGAAAAACGTGAGAAGGACGATCCTAAACGCCTCGATTCTGATCACGAACGCGAAGGCGAAGAACGCTATCTCGAAAAAGAAGCAGAAGATGCACTGAAATCCTGTGGTCTTGATGAAGCTTCTGAAGAAGAGAAGAAGGCTTTTGCTGCCGGATTGAATTACGCCCAGAAGAAAGATGAAGGCGCACAAGATGAGGATCCGAAACCTGATGATGGCAAAGAAGAAAAGAGTTCTGCCTCTGACTCCATGAAGATTCTCCGAAACGCCATCTACTCTGAACTGGCCGCAATCGAAGAAGTCAAGCCGGTGTTAGGTGTTATCCGTGCCGGATCCTATGACTCCGCAGGTTCCATCTATGTGGCAGCACTCAAGAAATTCGGTTTGAAAAACATCCCCGCATCCGAAGCTCGTTCTGCGTATCGCGCCTACATGCAGGGTCGAAAGGCCTTAGCTGGTGCGAAAGACTCCGGCGCCAAGGTGACCGAGAAGCCGACTGCCGTCAGCGCAATTTTGAACAATGTTAAATAAATAGGAGATTTTTTGATGCTTCAAAAATCTGTAGGTCTCTATCCTGCTATCGGTATTCCAGGACAGCAGGTTGCATTCAATCAGGCCGTCTACACGCCTCAGAACTACTTGTCTGACGGTACTGTCCAGTGCGGTGGTTTTGCGTTTGCTGTAGCCGCCTCCACAACCGGAACAGCCGTGAAATTCCCAATCGCATCCTTGAAGGGCTCTGCAGGGGCCAAACCGATCGGTTTTGTTGAGCGCACGTTCACAGCGTCCATCGAGCTGGGCACAGATACTCCGGACATTTATCCGAAAGGGGCTGAGCTGACGATTGCCGTTCGAGGTGACTACTACATCGTCGCACCTGCGGCAGCAACCATCGGTCAAGCTGTTCTCTGTGATCCGACCACTGGCGCCATCACATTTGGTGCTGCCGGCGCCGCAAATGACACCGGTTGGACAGTTCAGACGGCTGGTGCAAAGGGCGACACGATCATCATTTCCAATCACGGCCTCGGTTATCAGCCAGCCGCGAGCGGATCCTAATCTGAGGTAAAAAATGAACGATTTTGAATTAGCAAAGCAAAAAGGCGTGCATGGTGTGGAAGCAAAAGGATTCATGTCCTATTCCACAGACGCCAAAGGTAAGATCAACGTCGACTACGATGCAACGGTTAAGGCAATGGCTCGAGATGCCGCATTGCAGACTCCCGTGTCTGTCGGCGTCCCTTCCGTCTTCACGACATTCATTGACCCGCAGGTCGTCCCCATCCTGTTTGCCGCCCAGAACGCTACAAAGATTTTCGGCGAAGAAAGAAAGGGTGACTGGACAGATAACTTCTTCACCTTCCCGGTCGAAGAGTATGCCGGCAATGTGACTCCTTACTCTGACTTCGCAGAGAACGTCTCCACAGACGTGAACGTTGATTACCCGACTCGCGAAAACTTCTTGTTCCAGACCGTCATCAAGTATGGCGATCGTGAAGTCGGCCTTGCGGCCAAGGCCAAGTTGAATGTTGTTTCTTCTAAACAACAGGCTTCTGCTTACGTGATGGCGATGGCTCACAACAAGTTTGCGCTTTATGGCGTCGAAGGTAAGAAGGTCTACGGTCTGTTAAATGACCCGAACCTGAACGCTTCGATTTCTCCGATCTCCATCACCACGGGATCTACCGCTAACTCTACGTGGACAGCAAAGTGCGCTGCACAGCCTGAGAAGACTGCCAACATTGTCTATAACGACATTAACAAGCTTTGGGCTGAAATTAGCAAGAATAACGGCGGTTTGGTTGATCAGAACTCCCGCATCATTCTCGCTGTCAGCAACACCAGAGCTCCTTACCTGACCGAGCCGAACTCCTTCGGTCTTACGGCCATGACTATGCTCAAGCAGTCATTCCCCAACATCGAGGTTGTTCAGCTTCCTGAGCTGACTACAACGGCTGGTGAAATGCTGTACATGACTGTTCCAGACCTGTTTGGCATTGAGACTGGTATCTGCGCATTCTCTGAGAAGTATTTCTTGGGTCGTGTGGTTCCGGAAATGTCAAGCTACAAGCAAAAGGTCGTTGGCGGAACTTGGGGCGCTGTTATTCGTCGTCCCAGCCTCGTTGCCACGATGCTCGGCATCTAACCTGAACTAACCAGCTACGGAGGCCCGATCTCTCGGGCCTCTTTCTTAGGAGATTGAAATAATGGCTCGTACAAACACAACTCAGAAAGCAACATCCGGAAAGGTTGTCGCAGACAATTTCAGCAATACCCAGAAGAAGAGCACTGCTAAAACTCAGTCCACGGTGATCATTGCTTGCACTCTGGCACACGGCCTCAAATTTGATGATGTGCCGAATGGCAATGGCGGAACAAAAACGATCGTTTTTCCGGGCGTAAATGATTCGCTTAGAGGAAAACGTGACGGGATCCTGCTGGGCAAGGGAAACTCTGTCGCATTCCAGATCGATAAAGAGGACTGGGAAAACATCAAGCGCATGCATGGTCAGGAGGCTGTATTCACAGGCGTGAATGGCGGTATTCCGTGCCTGCTTGAGATGAAATCAGTTCAAGAATTCAGAGGCCGCGAGGACGAGTTAAAAGAAGCGTCCCACGGCCTCAATCCGATCGATCCTGAATCGGTCAACGTTGAAGAAGTTAAGAACGAAGAAGGTTAACAAAATGGCTGTCGTCGTCTTTGATCCTGAAAAATTTCGAATCCTTCATCCTGCGTTTTCGGATGAAGTTAAATTCCCGGACGAAACTCTTCAGTTCTACTTTGATGTGGCGGTGGAGTTCGTGGGGAATACGGACGCCGACAGCTTTGCTCCCTATGATCCGGACAACAAGATCTATACAAGGGAGCGCCTTCTTGATCTTGCAACCTGCCACCTGCTGACACTCAGCCAGCAGCCGAACGGTCAGGTTGGCAGGATTGCTAGTGCTACGCAGGGAAGTGTGAGTACCAGCTTTGATCTTCTGAAAACGAATACTTTTGTCGGAGATTGGTGGGCTCAAACACAATGCGGCGCCATGTACTGGACGCTGACTGCCAAATACCGAATCGGCGGCAGAGTTTATCCGGGAAACAATTACCATCCGTGGGGATGATGATGGGCATCAACATCACATCTAACAATGCGTTCAAAAAGCTAGCAGACAAACTTAAAGCTGAAAAAAATAAGAAGCTTGAAGTTGGAGTCATGATCCCTGATGTGGCGACCTATGCCATGTACTTAGAGTACGGTTGGGTGCAAAGGGTATCAGGGAAGCAAAATGCGTATTTATCGGGGATATTAGACCTGCCAATCCATGATAAGGATGGAAATTACATCCAAAATTTTGGGACGTTGCATCTTCCGGCACGCCCATTCATGAGAGATACCTACGCTAAAAAGCGATCAGATTGGACTGCAAAATTCAAATCAAGGTTTCTCAAGACCTTCGATATTCAGCATTCCCTTGGAATTATGGGCCAAATGGCGACGGACGATATTAAGGAAACTATTCGAAATGCAGGTATCCCAGCTGGTTCCTTCGAAAAACGGTCCAAACTCACGATGGCTTTACTGGAAGCTCGAGGAGAAATGGACAAGGCCAAGAAAGCTAAAGGGAAAGGCACTCTCCCTAACAACGTGATGACTACAAAGCCTCTAACGCTGAGTGGCGTCCTGCAAAGCTCCATAACTTGGAGGGTTTCCTAATGTCTCTCAACCTACACGCAATTGTCCGCCAGGCGATTAACGCCAACTATGCTGACGAAATATTCAAGCTGTATCGATCGGTCGGCCAAAAGAATGTAGGAGGAGTCGTCCAAGCGTATTACGCACCGCCTGAAGAGATTCAGGGGAATTTTCAAAGCGAAGGCGATAGCGCTCTTGACCATGCCAACTTAGCCGGACAGAACACCATCATCCGGCGCCTGTACCTCTACGCATCGAGCGACCAGAAGCAGCGGCCTTGGGCAATCTATAGGCCATTAGCGAGGTCGGGAGATTATGTCGAAGATTCCAAAGGAGGCCAGTGGTTGATCACTGCGGTGATCGAGGATTTTTCGGACGCAGGTTGGGAGGCGGTCCGCTGCACATTCCAAACCACGCCTCAGAAGCTGAACATCGTAGAGGAAGAAGATGAAAGCACAAAACCTGAGCCCGAATATCCGGACAGCGATCCAAGAATTTCTTGAGATATTTGCAGTTCCGGAAGTGGCGCCGGAAAACATTTTCTACGGTAACCAGAACAATCTGGCATTGCCTCCTGAAGGGAACGATTACGTCATCTATTCCTACATCTCCAGCGTTCGACACGGGACGAGTGCCGAGGACTGGGAGCAGGACCAAAACGATGACAACGTTTATCTCTCAACGACTACAGAGGTTTTGGTTCAGGTCGATTGCTACGCATCGACTTTAAACGGCTCCGACGGAATGAATGCCATGCTGAGGGCTCAGGCCTTGGAGACTGTATGCAGGTCTCATGTCGGCGTCCAGTTCTTTGTTGATAGAGGAATCAGCCTGCTTCATGCGGACGATCCTAGAGACACCACCATTGTCGGGGACTCTGACAACTATGTCAGGAGATCCACTCTGATGATTCATCTCAGCATGCAGAGCCAGATCAAAGTTTCGATGGGCTTCTTTAGTGCGGTTGATGTTGACCTGAAAAACGTTGATGTGAGCTACCCGCCGAAGGAAAAGGAATGAACGAGCAACTTGCTTTCAAACTTGGGCGTGCATTCAAGCTCGGAGTAATGTATGGGCTCGGGAGAACTTACGCAACAAACCCTGGCGATGCTCAAGACGCCGCAAAGTGGATAACGGTGAATGGCACTCATATACCAGTCGGTAAGAATGGCAAACTGGAAGGGAAAGTAGGAAAGAAGGTAGAAAGCCAGCAGTCCTATCCGAAATCGGGAAAAAATCTCATTGAGAGTCCGCCTTCAAAGGATATTCATAGTTACTTGCAAAAGGCCGGAGGCAATCCCGCTAAAGCTATCGTCCTCTATTACGACAATGAACTGCGAGGAGGTTCGGTTAGCACTGAGGTGGAGATATCTGGGAAGAAGCAAACAGTTTCTGTCGTTTTCGATGGCAAAGGAAGAAAGGAATTTAAGAAATTTTCTGGGTACCTACGAGAAATACTAGAGGTTCTTCCTTTTGTTCCAGAAGTAATAGAAAAAGGCTCCTACTTCGGGAGGAAAGAGGCTGTCAACCATTCTCCGCAAGTGGCCTTTCATACAAAAATGAAAAACGTAAGGGTCAATGGCATTAAAAAAACTGTGGCTGTCGATATAGGAGAAACGTCACGCACTGACTTCCATGCGTACAACGTCAACACCGAAGGAAATCGATGGTTTGATAAGAAAAAAGCTTCTTTTGAAATTGAAATGAGAAAAAGAAAAGCCAGAGACGCTGTGCTATTACCGCCTTCTAAGGGCTCGGTGAAAGGTTTACACCGGTCAACAGAACAATCTCTAGCTATGGACGAAATTGTAGAGCGGCCCGAAGAGCCGGTCAAGATGTCAGTCCTAAGAATAAGAATTTTATGAAAAAAATAGCCCCGTTCAGTTGGTAGCTGAACGGGGTTTGAGTTAACTGATTGCAAGGGAATCAGTCAATATGAACATTTTACACGACCTAGCGGAGGCCCTAACCATGGTCACTGCCGTTCCTTTGTATGCAGCTCTTCCTGTTTACCTAATCGGTTACGGGCTCGCAGTTTGGGTGATTGCGAAAGCGATTAAGGCTGTAAAGGATATTTTCAAATAAATGAGTTTTTGGTGTAGCTCTCAGCTAGCACCTCAGCAATTATCGTCGGCGCCTTCTGGCGCTTTTTTATTTTGAGGAAAAATATGTCAATCAATGCTAATCGATTGGTTTCTATAACCCCTCGCATCATTGGAGCTGGGAGCGCCGATCTTGAAACAAATGGTCTGCTGCTGACCCAGAATGCTCTGATTCCTGCAGATTCTCCGGCACTGGAATTTGTGACCGCTGCCGCTGTTGGGAATTATTTTGGTGCCGAATCCCCTGAGGTCGACTTTGCTAATCAATACTTCTCCGGAGTGAACAATCAGCAAAAGGCGATCAATCGTTTATTTGTGGCCCGCAGAATCAATGCAGATGCGGCCGCTTGGATTAAGTCAGCTCCGATCACTGTCCAACTTTCTGAGCTGACAGCAATCAAGACCGGTTCCCTGACGATTTCGGTCAACGGCACAGAAAAAGAGGTCGTGAACCTCGACTTCTCCACGGCTAAGTCTTTCAGTGACGTTGCAACTGAGCTGGCTTCTGCAGTCGGAGCGGTTTCCGGCGCCTTTAACGCTGTTCAAAATGCCATCATCCTGACCACCACAGAGACAGGCGATACCGCTTCAATCTCCTTCGCTACAAAAGCGACAACAGGAACGGATGTTTCCGCATTACTTGGATTGACTGAGGATTCCGGCGCCGTTCTCTCTCAAGGTTCCGATGCTCTGACCCCGGCGCAGAATATGAACCTTGTCACCTCTGTTTCTCGCAACTGGGTCGGATTCACAACTCTTTATGCAACAGAGGTGGCTGAGGCTTCCGCTTTAGCGGCTTGGGCCGACATTGATGATGACTACGTGTACTTTGATTGGTCCACAGACAAAAAGATGCTTGATCAATCTACCCAGTCCACAACGAAAGCCGCTCAGTTAGCGGAGAACAACTACAACTGTTTGGCGATGGTTTACGGTACCGCTCAGGATGCCGCGGCATTCCTTGCAGTTGGCGCTTCTATTGATTGGTCCGCTATCCAGGGCATTAAGACGTGGTTTGCGAAGTCGGCTTCCGGAATTAAGGCTTCCGTTCTCAGCGACGAAGTGGCGGAAGCCTTGGATGATCTCAAGGTCAATTACGTGGGTGCATTCGCAACACGTAATGCGGAGTTTGATTTCATCAACCGAGGCTGTCTGCTCTCCGGAATTTATCAATGGATTGATGCCCTTTACGGCATGATTTGGTTCAAGGCCCGCATCCAGCGTCAGATCATGGACGGGTTCGCGGCTATCAATCGCGCTCCCTACAACGCAATCGGCTTTGCTTATGTCGAGGCATGGTTGCTTGATCCCATCAACGATGCCAAGCGTAATGGCGTGATTGATACAGGGCTGGCACTGTCCAACTCCCAGATTCAGCAATTGTTGACGGAAACCAACAACTCAACGATCAAACAGGATCTCTACTCCAAAGGTTATTGGTACCTCATTGAATCTCCGTCGGCAAATGTGAGAACCCAGCGAGGAAGCCCTCGTTTGGGACTTTGGTACACCTATGCCGGCAGCATCCAACGAATTGAGATGCCTTTGACCGCCGTCATGTAATCAAAATTTCACAACAGCAAAGACCCGTCGTGATGGCGGGTTTTTCATTTAGGAATGAATAAAAATGCCCGTACAAAACTTTGACATCACATCCGCCAATGCGTCAGCAGTGATGACGATTGAAGAGCTTTACCCGAACGGTCTGAAACTGGAAAGATTCTCCACAGATGCGGCTATTGTTGCCGATTCCCAGCAGGTTGCCGAGACCCGAATGGGTGTTGACGGTCGTATGGCCGCCGGAGTCACACCGAATATTTATCCAGTCACAATCACGCTTGAAGCAAACTCTCCGACAGCGGCCGCATTTACAACGCTGTTTGAGGCTATGAGCTCAAATAAACAGCTTTACGTTTGCAATCTGACAATCAAGATTCCATCAATTGGCAAGACCTACCAGTTCTCCAACGGTGTATTGCAGACAGCAAACCCCATGCCCGGACTTAATAAAGTCTTGGCTGCCACGACCTGGGTATTCCACTTCGAATCTATGGAGCGCATCTAAATGAGAGAGCCGGTTATCTTCAAAACAACAGACGGCGATAAGCAGCTGACGTTCAAAATTTACCCGTTCCCAGCAACGAAATCAGAAGACCTCTTAATCCGGATTCTCCTTTTGACAGGAAAAAACCTCGATTTAGACGCCTCTGTTTCGTATAAAGAAATTATTAGGGCGCTGGCATCCGTCCCTCACATGGAAGCGAAGGCCCTCCTAGATGAGCTTCTGACATGTGTGTACAAGATTGATGGCAACAATGAGCGTCAATTTTCGTATGACGATGCCGACGGCTACATTAGTAACCCGATGACTTTGATCCGCCTTCGTGTTGAATCCCTGAAGGTGAACTTCAGTTTTTTTCAAAATTTCGGGAAACTGTTCTCCCACGTAGAGCCGAGTTCCTAGCAGATTGCGCGAAGGTTCGGGGAGTTGCCCAAGTTAGCAACTTCCCGCCTTTGTTCTCCCGGCTTATATCCGGAGGAATGGCAACCCTCACGGAGTTGCAGACAACGATCACGCTTGAAGAAGCGTACCAGCTCGATGAGATCCTTCTAGTCAAAAACTACAACGCGTGGCTTGCAAATAAATCGGATTAGAAAATGGCAAAAACAACTGACAGTCTGTTAATCGACATTGGTTTAAATGCCGATGGGATCATTGAGTTTTTCGATAGTCTCTCAAAGAAGATCGATTTCTTGATCAAAAAGTCTGCGGATGCCGGAGACAATCTTGATGAACTTCTGGGCAATCCGATTGGCGATCAAACGGCTGCGGCAGTCGAATCAGTCAAAAATAATTCTGACGCTGCTACTGCTTCAATGAGGCAAGCTTCTCAAGCAGGTCAAAAGGCTGGAAAAGACATTGAGAAGGGAGCAAAACAGGGATCTCAGGCCCTGCAAAAACTCGACTCAATGGCCTCAAAGGTCTTCTCAGCGATAAAGGGATATGCCGGTCCCTTGGCGGCCATGTTCGGCGCCAAGATGATGTTCACAAACTTCATTGATGAGGGCGATAAGTTAGACAAGCTCTCAAAAGAAGTCCGGATGAATGTCTCTGAGCTGGATGCTTGGAGAAAAGCGAACGTGGCTGCGGGAGGTTCTGCAGATGCGTTCACTAATGCTCTGAAATCGTTCACCGACCGCACCGGCGCCAGTGCTTCTGTTTTTCTGCGCATGGGAAAACAGCTCAATGGCATGAACGATGCCCAGGCCAACTATGCCTTGAAGTATCTCGGCCTTACCCGGGAAAGTGCTGCGGTATTTCTTCAGAACAACCAGGACGGACGCACCAGAAATTGAGCAACGAACCACGATATAGGTCTCCTTTTATCGGAGACCTAACCCGTGGCACCTTTTAGATTCTGATGCAGTCGTTCATGGCGGCCAGCATGTCCTCTATCTTTCTGAGTCGTGCCCTGATAA